ACAGGTATTGATGTAGCAGCTGATGCTATTTCTGTCGATGTATCTGATTTCATGACTAATGGATCAAACAATAGAGTTTTAACTGCAACAGGCACAGATGCAATGAATGCGGAAGCAAATTTAACATTTGACGGTTCAGATTTAACAGTAACAGGAGATATTTTACCAGGAGCAAATGATACCTACGACTTAGGTGCATCAGGTAATGTTTGGAGAAACATATACACAGGAGACTTACATTTATCTAATGAAGCAAAAGATGAAGGTAATGCTATTGATGGCACAAAAGGAAATTGGACTATCCAAGAGGGTGCTGAAGATTTATATATCTTAAATAATAAAACGGGTAAAAAGTACAAATTTAAATTAGAGGAAATTTAATGAAATTTAATTTTGATAAAAAAGAATATGATGCTGAAGAATTATCTTTACAAGGAAAACTTTATGTTGAAAAATTACAAAATATTGCAATTCAAAAACAACAATTAAGTATTCAGTTTACTGATTTAGAAGTATTACAAAAACACTATTCTGAATTACTTAGAAAAGAATTACCTCAAGAAGAAGAAGTAAAAGAAAATAAAACAGGAGCCTAGACTATGGCTTTTGGAATAACTACATTTGCAGAAAGTCCTTTTGCAGCTACGGGTTCAACTAGCATTAATGTACAAGTAACCGGTCAAGAACTTACCATAGCAGAAACATCTCCTGGTGTTATTATTGATGTAACTGTTTCTTTAACTGGTCAAGATATAACTGCTACTGAAGGTGATGTTGGAATTTTTGCTGGGGTTGTTGCATTCCCAACAGGTCAAGCTTTAACTTCTAACTTAGGTTCTGTTTCAATTACTGCTGATGCAAACACTAGCATCACTGGTGAAGCAATGACTGCTGCAGAAGGCACATTAACTTTAGATGCAAATACTATAGCTAGTACTACAGGTGAATTATTATCCATAGCTGAAGGTAGTATTAGTATAACTGCTAACGCAGATATTTCAGTTACCGGTCAAGAATTGACCATGCAAGAAAATGCTCCATCTATTACTGGAGATGCAAATGTAACATTAACTGGAAATGCATTAACAGCAAATCTTGGTACAGCTGCTTTAACTGCAGATGTAGATGTAAGTATAACTGGTCAAGCAATGACTATGCAGGAAGGTACTGCTACTGCAGATGATGCGAGTGCTGAAATTACTGGACTTTCTATGTCTATGTCATTAGGAAGTGTTAAAAATGTAATGTGGAGTGAAGTAAATACAGGAACCATTCAACCTTGGACAGAAGTTGACACTGCTGCATAAATGAAATATTGTAATAAAATTTAAGGAATCTAAAATATGGCTAACACGACATCAGCAAGTTTAAAATTAACGGTTCAGGCAACTGGTGAAAACTCAGGAACTTGGGGCCAATTTACTAATACCAATTTATTAATTTTAGAACAAGCGATTGGTGGTTATGCTGGCGTTGCATTAAATGCAACTACAGGTGCTACATTAACTTTTTCAAATGGTGTTTTATCCAATGGTAAAAATCAAGTCATAAAATTAACAGGTACTATTACTTCTAACGTAAATGTCACGATTCCTGATTCTATAGAAAAGACTTATTTAGTTGAAAACGCAACTAGTGGTGCATTTACTGTTACATTTAAAACTTCTTCTGGAACTGGAGTTACTTGGGGCACAACCGATAAAACAACTAAATTAATCTATTCTGATGGTACTAATGTTGTTGATTCTGGATTTGTAGATAACCCCATTACAGAACTTATCCAAGACACCTCTCCTCAATTGGGTGGGGATCTAGATACTAATTCATATGATATTTTATTTGATGATGCGACAGGAATTAGAGATGATTCCGATAATGAACAATTAATTTTCCAAAAAACTCCAAGTGCAGTTAATTATTTAGAAATCACTAACCAGGCTACAGGATCAAATCCTAAAATTTCAGCAAATGGGTCTGATACCAATGTTGGATTAGATATTACTACAAAAGGAAGTGGTAATGTTGCAGTTACAGCTCATTTAATTCCAGGTGCAAATGATACTTATGATCTTGGAACTTCTACTGCAGTATGGCAAAATATTTATACTGGAGACTTACATTTATCAAACAAAGCTAAAACTGAAGGTAATAGTATTGATGGAACCAAAGGTTCATGGACTCTTCAAGAAGGTAAAAATGATATATACATGATCAATAATATATCAGGAGAAAAATTTAAAATTAAAATGGAAAAGGTTTAATAATGGGTTTTATTTCAAACGGAACTACAATTTTAGATAATGGTGCATTTAGTGTTGGTCTAGGTAATCAGATTTTATTATCCGAACAAACAGCTAGTGCTAGTGCTTCAGTATCATTTACAAGTGGAATAGATAGCACCTATCCTATTTATAAGTTTGAGTTTATTAATATCCACCCACAAAATAACAATATAGATTTTGAATTTAATTTATCAACTGATGGTGGCTCAAATTATAATGTAACTAAAACAACTACTTTATTTAAAACTTATCATGATGAAGCTGATACTACAACTACATTAAGCTATGATGGTGGTAGAGATATTGCTCAAGGTACAGGTTATCAAGATATAGCAACTAATTTTGGAAATGATAATGACCAGAATTTAGCTGGTACACTAGAAATTTTTAATCCTAGTTCTACAACATTTGTAAAACATTTTATTTGTAGAACACAATTTACTCATCATGCAGATTTTACAGTAGAACATTATGTAGCTGGTTATGGAAACACTACATCAGCAGTTGATGGTGTGAGATTTCAGATGTCATCTGGCAACATAGATTCTGGCACAATAAAACTATATGGAATAAAGGATAGCTAATGGCAGTAGTATCAGGTGGAACAACATTAATAGACAATGGTGCTTTAGACCCAGCAGTACCAACAGGAAGTTTAATATTACTTTCAACTCAAACTGCAAGTGCTAGTGCATCATTAGAGTTTAGCATGGATTCAACTTATGATTCTTATGTGTTTAAGTTTATAGATATACACCCAGCGACAGATAATATTTTTTTTCAATTTAATGGAAGCACAGATAGTGGAAGTAACTATAATGTAACTAAAACTACAACAGCTTTTCAAGCACAACATTTAGAAAATGATGGTGGTGTAGAATTAGGTTATGTTACTTCTTGGGATTTAGCACAATCAACAGCATTTCAATATATTATGGGAGATTTAGGAAATGGTGCAGATGAAAATGGTGCTGGTACTTTACAAATATTTAACCCTTCATCTTCTACTTTTGTTAAGAATTTTATAGCAACATCACAACATATGAGTAGTAATGAAAGAAGTAGAAATTTTTTTATGGCTGGATATTTTAATACTACTTCGCCTGTAACAAATTTAAAGTTCGAAATGAGTTCTGGCAACATAGATGATGGTATAATCAAAATGTATGGAGTAAAATAATGGGACTAATATCTAACGGCACAACAATATTCGACAATGGCTCAATGGCATCTGGCTTTGGTGGTAATTTAATATTTATCTCAAAACAAACTGCTAGTTCTTCTGCCTCTATTAGCTTTACATCTGGGATTGATAGTACATATAAGGAATATGTTTTTTATTTTAATAACTTACACCCAGCAAATGATGGTGTAGATTTTACATTTAATTATAGTACAGATGGTGGTTCAAATTATAATGTTACAAAAACTAGCACAATGTTTGTAGCTTTTCATGATGAAATAGATGCAAATACAGGATTACAATATGAAGGTGCTGGAGATTTAGCACAAAGTACTGCATTTAATCCTTTAACAAGAGATACAGGTAATGGTGCAGACGAATCTTGTTCAGGAAGCATGTCTTTATTTAATCCTTCCTCAACCACTTTTGTAAAACATTGGATTTCAAGAATTAATAGTTATCAATTAAATAACAACACTCAAGAATGGAACTCTGCTGGCTATGGGAATACTTCTAGTGCCATAAATGCAATTCAGTTTAAATTTGCAAGTGGAAACATAGATAGTGGAGAAATATTGCTTTTTGGAGTAAATTAATATATAAGGAGAACATTATGGCACATAAACTAGTAAATGGAGTTCAAGTAGAACTCACACCAGAAGAAATAGCTGCAAGAGCTGCTGAAGAAGCTGCTTGGAATGCAGGTGCATTCGATAGAGCTATGGCAGATTTAAGAAGTAAAAGAAATAGACTTCTTGCTTCTTGCGATTACACAGTACTACAAGATAGCACATACACAGATGCACAAGTTGCTGAATGGGTTACTTATAGACAAGCATTAAGAGATATTACAAACGGTTTAACGACTGTTGATCAAGTTAATGCTGTTACATGGCCAACTAAGCCATAAGAAATCTTGATATAAATTTCAATATAGTATACTTTAGCATCAGGATAAAACTATGCTACAAAAACTTAACTTCAAACCTGGATTTAACAAAATGGTCACGGATTCCGGGGCCGAGTCGCAATGGGTAGATGGAGATTTTGTTAGATTTAGATATGGACTTCCTGAAAAAATAGGTGGCTGGTCTCAGCTTACTAAAAGTAATCAAACTTTACCTGGAGCAGCACGTGCTCAACATGCTTTTGAATCTTTAGCCGGTGAAAAATATATTGCAATAGGTACTTCACAAGGTTTATTTCTTTATTACTCCGATCAATTTTATGACATTACTCCATTAGCTGCCGGTATAACGGGTGCCACTTTTGATGCCACAACAGGTTCTGCAACAGTAACCGTAAATAAAGCATCTCACAATTTAGAAAATGGAAGATATGTAACCTTTTCAACGGTGAC